ATCTTCTATCTCTTTTGTTTGAAATTCTTCCTTCTTGAAATCAATATTAAGAGCTTTTAACTCATCATTAAGAGGTAAATCTTGCTCGACTTTGATATAATTAAACATACCCATATACTATATATTATCTTTTATTTAATTTTTGTCAATGTTATCTTTTCTTTTTTATCTATAACAACATAACCACATTCTTTCTCGCAAAAACTTCCTATATTTATATAATTATTATCATCTTCTGGAAGATGAGTGTGACCGCAAATTATCTTATCGTATCCATTCATATCAATATATTTTAAAGCATTTTGTTTAATATCAGAACTTTTTTCCACAAAATCATTTGTTCTCGCTTTAAATAATCTAAAGAAATCATCTGCAAATGGAGTATAGTGTCGAATAATATAATATACTTTAACAATAAAATTAGTAATCAATTTATATTTTGTAAAGTAAATATCAAAAATATCTCCGTGAACTACTAATACTTTTTCGTTTTTTAATTCTATTATATGTTCATCTTTACAATTAAATCCTAAAAGAATACTCATAAATTCTGCTTTAAGAAAACAATGATTGCCAATCAAATAAATTACCTTGCATTTTTTAGAAAGTTTGCGTAATTTAGATAATACTTTCCAATGAGTTTTGTTTAATCTATGCAAGTTATGGTGGTCAAAAAGATCACCAGCAATTATAATTGTTTTTGTTTTATTTTGTTTTAATACTTTTAAAAGTAATTCAGCCTTGCAATCTTTATCTCCAAGGTGAATATCTGAAATGATTAAATATTTATTCATTACCAATGATGAATAGCGTTAATAATAAGCACTATATTAGCGATTACGCCAAGGATAACAATAAACATTTCGTATAACTTATGCGTCATAGTGATTCTAACTCCGATATAGATAGATTATAACAATCTGCTTTAAATTTCCAGCCAAAAGTAGATTTTTCATCGACCTTGCCTTTTTGACAGAATCGTGCTTCATTAAAGTAATCTGCTTTCTTTTTCTTGCCAAGAATCCACGCTTTAGAAAAATCCTCTAATACTCTTACAAATAGATAGTAGTCGCAATTTTGTTTTGTATTAAAATCTGAAACGCTACAATCATATTCCCGCCTTGGCCTTGAGGTGCAACGCTTTGTTTTTACTTCGTAAGTGGTATTATCTTTCTTAACATCAAAATTATAATCATCTGGTTCTTCTGCATTTAAATATTCAGCAACAAGTAATTGCCCAATATAACCAGCAATATTTCCAGCACCTTCTGTAATGGAATTATTTAATTTGCCAAGTTTTGTTGCTCTTGACTTTGCTTCTGTTAAAATTTTATCTGATATTTGTAATTCAATCATAGCTTTGCGAAGGATTGTTCTTTCATTTTTAATTCAAAATCAACATCTATATTATCATATCCATAAGTATTTGGCAAGAACTTTGCGTAGTCGGCGTGTTTTCTAGGATTCTTGTGACCATCAATACTTTCAGAGTAATGAAATAGTGGAGTATGATTGCCCCAAGTAATTCGTGCAAGATGAAATGCTTCTTCTTCTGTTAAATTATCTGGATGACATTTATGATGAAGATAATCAAAGGTAATAGGAATATTAGATACTGAATGAAAATGCTTGATAAGTTTTTTAACTGACCAACAAGTATCTTTATCGTCATTCTCAATAACTAATCTAGACTTAACATCATCTGATAGCTTTTCAAAATTGCTCATAAACTTCTTTACTATGTCATTTAGATTGCCCTTTGAATTATGTATGTGCATATTCATCGGAGCATCATAGTTTAGTGGACAACCAATTTGTGTCATAAACCAACCATAATGATTTAATTCTTTGATTGTTTTAGTTATTGCATTTTCGTTATCACTAGCAAGAACATTAAATTCGCTAGGATGACAAGAAACTCTTACATTCTTAGATTGAATTAGATGTTTGATACTATCAAATGATACTAATATTTTATGATAGTCTGGTAAATCTTGTAGCTTTACATTAGCTTTGTCATAAGTAATAAGAGGAAATAGATCAGAAGAAATTCTGTAAGTATGATTATGGTCTGCACAATACTTTATGTATTGATAAGTAGTAGTCATATTGTTTAATATTCTAGAAGAAAGGGTGGAAAGAGCTTCTTTCCTATCCATAGATGAGAAACGAGCATAGGTCATAGTATTGAACTTAATAGGATTATCTTGTTCAGTTAGACTTAATACAATACAACAAACTCCTTTTCGCATTATTCAAATATAATATATATTGTCAAATTTGTCAATTATACTTTTTCAAAAAATCCAAAGCTATTTAACCTTGTTGTGCCGTGGAACTTATACTTAATTGTAAAGTCATCTGGATGAATAAGTGAAAGAAATTTTCTACCTTCTTCTGTTTCATACAAATAATAATCTTGACCTATGATACATTCTATTCTGCACTCAAAAGAATCAACGAAACTATTCCATTCGTGCAAAGAAACTAACGCATCATATTCTGTCTTAATTTCTTCTAAACGAGTTTCTATTTTTTTATTTAGATTTAAATGTCTAACTTGTTGTAGCTTACCAAGATCAGCAAGTTCAATTTTTGGAGTAGAGTATTCAGCTATATATGAAGAACTTGCACGATTTTCCAAAACTCTTTTTGGGTCTGTCATCTGTAAATATATGTGGATGAACCATTATGGTTTTTTAATTCTTTTTTAATCAACGACTTATCTCTTTCATCTGACCAATTTATACTATCAAAGTTTTCTTTAAACCTATTAGAGAAACAATTTCTTGCCTTATCGCCTTTTCCAGCACCATTATTTGCACTTTTTTCGTTCATATATTTGGCTTTTTTTCGTTAGCAAATACGACTATATTTGCCTTAATCTCGTTAGCAAATTCAATAGTTATAACTTTGCTCTTTCCATAATCTATCTGCTTCTTCTTTAGTTAAATTATAAATTCTTATTTCTTCTGAAGTAGCTTCTCTTTCTACTCTGTTTAGATTTATTTTTGAGAAAGTATGAGTTTTCAATTGGTGATATTTAAAATGATAAAGACCATCATTTTTAGTATTCACTAATTTTGTGTATTCAACATACCTAAATGGCATATCTTCACCTTGAATCTTGTAAAGTGTGCCTCTTTTAAATTCTATATTTGGCAAATTTTCGTTAGCAAATACGGCTTTATTTGGCGAAATCTCGTTAGCAAATACGGCTAATTGTTCAATTTTATTTTTTGAGATAACAACTTCATCATCGTAAGGTACATCTTTAATGATTATTTGCCAGATCCATCTTAGCTTTTCACGCCAAGTTTTAGTTCTTGGTTTGAATCCTCTTTGATAAATAGAGATATACAACAATCCATCCTCATCATAATTAAATTTAATACCCTCTGAATAACAATCGCATTCGAGAAAAAGTTCTTTACTCATAATATAATTATATTCAACATATAAACTATGTCAAGTTTATATATTTGGGATTTTTTCGTTAGTAAATATTACTTTGTAAAATCACCAAGATCACGATCAAAAGAAAACTTGCCAGTCTTTTCTACAAGACCTTCGTAAGTTTCTTCTGTGCATCCAGCCATTTCAGTAAATGGCGCTACTACTGCAAAAATTCCAAAAGCACCAATTGTAGCTGCGGTTGAGATCGGACGAACAATTATAAGATCTCCAGCAGATAAGAAACCATCTGCGACTGTAGTATTTTCATTTGATGTTCCAACATCAGCAAGAGTAATTGATGCAAATGCAATAGACAATAATAGAGCTTTAATTTTATTCATAATATATATTATAGAGTTTGCTTTAAAAATGTCTAATAAATTTCGGGGCGAGTAGGATTCGAACCTACGAATGGATTTCTCCATCGGCAGTTTAGTAAACTGCTGTTTTCAACCACTCAACCATCACCCCAATTATAACATTATATATCTAAATCTTTACCTTTTCTAGATTTAGGAATAAAATTAACTAAAGCGTCCTTGCCGTATACTTGAAAAGTTGATATTTTATAATCTTTTTTATCTAGCATATTTTTTAATTCATTAACATATTTGCTATTTATATAAACTACGATTGTTTCATTATCATTTGAATCAATTCCATACTCGTCTGCAAATTCAGAACAAATCGCTAATGCTTGATTTTGATTGTTCATGTAATAAATTACACGATATCTTTTATTTTTTCTTTATGTATATATTTTGATTTTTATTAAACTTTTTATTTATATATTCTTTTGCTTTACTATAACCATCTTTAGAGAATGGAAAAACTCCATACAGAAAATTATCGTCTTTTGAGTATATGCCGTAAAATTTATTTTTTTTCTTTGTTTTCATTGATTAATTGTTTTAGAAGTTTTAAATGATGTACGTTCCAAGTATCGCCAGTATCTTTTTGATCTTTGTTCAAAAGATCTTGATAAACATTATATTCTATAATTTGATTTAATAAATTAATGATTTTTATATCGTTGTTCATCTCTTATACATTATATGTTAATTTCAATTAATATACATATTTTGTTTTAATTTCATTTTTTATTATTTTCTTTGACGAATTATCTTTTCCCCAATTAATATTATCATAATTTTTTTTAAAATTCTTAGACAGATGTTTGTTTGTTTCATGTTCAATAACTTGTCCAGAAGGGGTTTTTGTGTTCACGATCTCTTCTATTGGACCAGTTAATCTTGCTGAAACAAGATTTTTATTATTTTTATCTTTTTTTTCTGTGTATTTATACTTTTTACTTCTTTTTATAATATCCATAATTAAATATATTTGATTTATTTCTTTGTATTTATTATAATGTTTAAATAATGGTAAATCAAATTTTTTTATATGAGTAATTATTTTCCCGCAGGATGTAGTTTTACATTTGATAATGGGTGGAATTACGATTCAAGAGGCCCAGTAGCATGTGAAGTAAAACTTTTTTCTGATGATCCTTATGGTTCACCAAATGCGCATGGTACCCCTACTAACAATAACGTTCCTCCAACATGGACTTGTGGTCATCCCAACAATTCTGCTTGCACAGCTGGTTCAAGCGATGGTATAACAACAATATGTCAGAGTAATGGTTTCTGGAACGGAGTTCGCACATATACTGATCCTCCTGTTGGCCCTCCTTTTGAACAGGGTTCTAGCAGTAATGCATATCGTTGTTGCGAGCAAGGGCGTGGACTTTGCGCTCCAACGATGCTTTCTAGGGGTATAACAAATCCTCAAGGGCAGTATCCAATGGCACGAAAACCCGTAAGATCTTATCATAATGGTATTTTTAGCAGTCAAAATTATAATAGTTTGCCTCGTGGGTGGTATATTTGGTTGAGATTTTGTCCTCTATTTTCTACAGTATCAAATTATACTAGTGATCGTTTTTTATATAAATATACAACCATCCTTTTTCCGGGGTCTGCTGGCGCATGCTCTTTTGGTGGAAGACAAAATGTAACATATAGTTATTATGCTATCGATGACCTACCAAATCCCAATTGGTCATCAATGCCTTATTATAGTTGCCTTGTTCCAAGTCCATTTCGTTTTGCAGGATATCTCAAAGACTATTTTAGAATAGACATGTTGGTAACTAACGGTTTTTTACAAAGTGGCGGTTTTAGTAATCCTAGAAGGATTTTTGAAGGAGATTGCGCGCCCTGTTTTTAATAAAAATAAAAAATAGATAACATCATTAAAGTTTTATATAATATATTACATGAATACAGAACCATTAGACCTTGATCGATTACTTTTTGCTCATGAGGCATTAGATAAATTAAAAATTAAGTATCCAGAGATACAAGATGATTTAGAAAGTTTAAAAAGTAACCCTTATTGCGAATGTAGGAATGATATTAAAAATTTTCTAAATGAAAAATCTGACGCTGGGGATTTTGAATATCTAAGTCAATTAGCCATAGAATCAACGCCTATTCTTGGTAGTGGTGGTACGGCTACTCTTTATCCTTTCGACGAGAATGGAAATGGTGTGCATTATTTTGACAATCCAGATTTGTTTAAAATTCATAGGGTTGAAAAAACACCAGAAGCTTGGGAAGAATTCGTAAAAACTACAAGAAAAAAATTAATATTTTCTCAATTCACTGTAGTCGATAAAGGCGATCATCTAGAAGTTTATTTTATGTGAATTTAAATATCTGATTTATTTCCAGAGAAAACAATTTCGCAATACTCTTTTAATTCATTCGTTACATATTCTTTCATATTTTCAAAATTATTAAATTGAATAAAATTTGGCCCATCTTTATCATTGTCTAAAATTAACTTATAAATATTTATTTCTTCAATAATATCGCATTTATTAATAATAAGTTTATTTGTGCCAGAAATTTTTACAGCTTGCTTCAGATGATTTAATCTTAACCAATTCACTAATCTTTTTCTACCAGTAGTTGAACCATACTCTTGACCAAGATCAATAATCTGATTAAGTTTATAATCTTGCCAAAGTGATTCTGGAAATAGTGGATCAACCCCACTTTTGGTATCATAAATTTTTGCCACACCAATTATATCTCTAATCTTCTTCGGGCTAAAACCAAGAGAACAAGCGTTGTAAGGTAATGTTTCGCTACTTGTAACATAAGGATAATTACCATAATTAATATCAAGCCAAAAACTTTGCGCGCCTTCACAAAGAATTTCTCCTTCAAGATTTCCATCCCAAAGATATTTTTTATCAATATAATCTCCTGCTAATTTTCCCACTCGTAACATTTTATCTGAATAGGCTGGAGCAATGCCTTGACCAGTTGTGCCAAGTTTAGGTTTCAAAAATTTAAGATCATATCTAATATGTCTTTCAGTAATAATATGAGCTTTGGGGCTAACTTTAATTAAGGACGTATCAAATCCTTCTTTTTGTAAATATTCTATTTCATCAAAAAATTTATCAACATTGATAACGCAATTTGGACCAATGACGCTAAGTTTATTTTGAAAAACTCCACAAGGAATAATATGAGTTTTATATTTTTTATTGTTAAGATAAACTGTGTGACCTGCATTGGGGCCACCATTCCAACGACAAACAATATCATAGTTCTTAGCAATAGCATTACTTATTTTGCCTTTGCCTTCATCACCCCACGCTAAACCAAAGATAATATCAACTGCTTTGATCATTTTCTTTAGTTTTCAAATCATCAATGTATTTTTCTAGATTTTCTTTTGCTTTGGTGCAAAAATCTTGTCCAGATGCACCACAACATTTTTTAAATTTTTTATTCATTAATGGGCATTGGGCATTTCTTGAGATTTTAGGCAATACTCTTACTACTGGAGTGAAGAATGTGGCTCTTGCGTAAGGTGAATGTGGTAGTTTTGTTTCTTCCATAAAATTATTTGGGAAATTGTGCCCTTATTTGATTAATATTATTATTGTAATTTTGTATATTACCAATTCTATTAGCATCCATAAGAAGAAATGCTTTTTGATTTAATCTGAAATTTTCATTTTCCTTAGCGCAAATTACGCCTTGTATTCTTGATCTGGTAACTGATCCATTTTTATCAAAAACTGAATAACTCTTTTTTGATTCCTTAAGAAGTTCAATTGTTTTTTTGTTTGAATTAATTTGAGATTTAGTTATATTGTATTCTACGCCTCTTGTTGTAGAATCATATTTTTGATATGTTGACTGGGCATTGGAAATCGAGCAGATTCCCAAAGTTCCAATTATTATTAGTATTGATTTATTATTCATAATTTTATTTTCCGTGAGCAAATCCTTCATACATATTATTTGCTGAAACTTTTACAGCTTTGATTTTATCAAGCCATAATCCGCCTCTCATCTCTTGAAGAGATCTAAATCCAAGATAGCTCATAGCGCTTCTCAATCCATTAGCGAAATCATAAACTACATCTTCTATAGATTTATTTTGATTAATTGCAATTAAAGTATTATCTCCTTCAACGAAAAGATTCTTTTTTGATCCATCGTGTAATTCATAATCTTCTACAACATCTTTGCTTGCCATGCCTCTATATTTAGCAAATAGCTTTCCATCTTTTTCAATAAGATTTTCGTCATCTACAACGTCGATAAGTCCAGCGAAAATTCTTCCACAAATTACAGCGTCACATCCACTAGCTATAGCTTTAACTAAATCTTTTGGATATCTAATCCCTCCGTCAGCAAGAATGCTTGGCCTATTATTTGGATTAGGGGAATCATTTTTGAATAAATCTACTTGAGATAGTTCCCAATTTCTTACAGCTTTCCAAGCGTAAAAATTACCAGTAATACTTGGGCATCCAATTCCAGTTTTAATTTGAGTCAAGCACATTGAACCCGGACCAATTAAATGTCTGAATCCATCAGCTTTAAGATTAGCAAGTCTATAAACACTTTCTTTAGTTAAAGTATTACCAACAATAATATCTTGAGAGAATCCTGCTGTCTTATACCATCTAAGAAAATCTTCTACATTTTTGCATAAACCATTAGCTGTATCTAAAAAATAAATATCAGTATATGTGCTTGTAGCTCTAATTCTTTCTTCTGCATCTTTTAATCCAATTGCCGTTATGCAAAAATTGCTTTCATCCTTAATGATTTTAGATTTACTTCTTTGATCGTCTACTGACATAAAACGATGAAGGACTCCCGCGCCACCAAGCTTATTCATCTTAATGCAAGACTTGACTGAAGACACTGTATCCATTGGAGATAGTATAATAGGTAATCTTATACTATGATTTTTAGAAATTTTAGTAGTTGTATCTACTTCTTTTCTTGAATTGATATCTGAGAAGTTTGGTAGCAATGAAATATCATCGTATCCTAAAGCTTGCTTGAATTCCATGTAACTAATATAACCGAAACTAAATTAAAAGTCAACTAAACTTCTAAGAAAATTTGATTATTATTATCTTTAAAAGATATTTTGGTAAAATTTAATAAAGTTTTAACTTTTTGAAGATCTTCTAGAGTTGCATTTATTATTTTCATCTTAAAATAGTTTTGAGCATTTTCTTCTCTTCCTTTTCTATTGCAATTGCATCCACCTAAAGAACTTTCATATATAGCTTGAATGTCTAGAAAATATTGAAGTTCTTTTTTGTCTGAATTAGCTGAAATTATACGATAGAAACTTGAAAGATCTAAGATTATTTCATTCATATTTCTTTATTAGTATTAGCAATATATAGTATATTACAATCGAAAATATATAATTTACAAAAAATATTAAATAATTACTTATATATATCAAACTTAAAGTATTAATCCAAAACAATAAACAATATACGCAAGAAATCAATCTAGTAAAAAAGTTATTATAGTTTACTTGAAGAAAAACTGGATAACTCAAATTCCCACCAGTTAATTGATATTTATAGTATTCTTTTATTTTAAGTATGCTATTCGCTTTGGGTATATATTTGAAATACTCAATAAAAGCTTCTGTATTAAACCATATAAATAACCAGAAGGCGTTAAAGAAAGAGAATAGTATATCTTGCATGTTACTTATATCTTATCAATTTAATGTTATAAAAATCAAATATTTCATGCGCTAGATTATCTCTGTCGTATTCTTCTATATATAAGACTTTTTTAATATTATGAGATATTATATTAATCGCACAGCTTGGACATGGTAATAAAGTGCAAGCTAATATATGGGGTTCTTCATATCTGGATATACAAGCTAACGCATTGGTTTCTGCATGAATAACATATTTTCTTCTTTCATCTCTATTATCCCAAAAGTTCGATGATACTTCTTGTTTAGGTAGTAATCCATTATATCCTATGCTTAATAATCTGCCTTCTTTATTCAAAATTGAACATCCGACTTGTTTATGAGGATCTTCTGATCTTAAAGCAGCATCTTTAGCAAATTTCATCGCCATTTCTTCAAAAGAAATTCTCATGTCTTGTATTATATGCTAGATTATAAATCAAGTCAATTTTTAACTTTACTTTGATATAATACTATGGTATACTTATAAGTTATGATTGGAATAACAGGCGTAGCTAGATGTGGAAAAGATACATTTTATTCTGTTCTTAAAAAATATTTAGCAGAAAAAAATATAAAATGTGAAAGGTTGGCTTTTGCCGATAATCTTAAAAAAGAATTAAATGATTTTGTACAGGAAAAATTTAAAATTGATTTATTTAAATCTGAAGGTTCTGATAAAGAATTAGTCAGACCACTAATGGTCGCGTATGGCAAATGTAGACGAGCACAAACAGAAGGAAAATATTGGACTTCTCAATTAGATTCTAAAATTAAAGAATTATCAAAGAATAATATTATTCCAATTGTAACAGATGTTCGATATATAGAATATAAAGATGATGAATATTCTTGGCTTAAATCTCATAATGGTATTTTAATTCATTTATCAAGAAAACTTGATGATGGATCTTTAGTGCCTCCAGCTAATATAGAAGAAAAATCTAATGACAATAAGTTGAAAGCTGTTGCCGATTTTTCGATATGTTGGGAAACTTGTCAAGATACAAACTTTCTTTATGAGCTTATGCAGAAAAATTTAAGGAATATATATGACAGACTCACAATTAATTAAAAATATAAAAAAGAACAATTGCGAAAAAAGCCTTCTAGAACTAGCGTCAAGGCATCAAGGTCTTTGTAATAAAATGATACAAAAATATTGCAAAGTATGTGGTGATATGGGTGTTTCAATTTCTGATTTAAATACAGATAAGATGCTTGTAGTTTATAGGTCAGCTTTAAATTTTAAATTCAATAAAAAAATAAAGTTTTCAACTTGGTTGGGAAATCAAATGAGATATCATTGTTTAAATACCCTAAACAAAAATAATAAAGATATTTCTATGGAAAATGAAAATATAAGATATTTAACAGAAAAGAAGCAATCTCAAGAATTAAATTTTAACACTTTAAATCAAGAAAGAGTTGAATTAATATTTAATATCTTAGACCAAATGAAAGATGATCGAATTAAAAAGATTTTCAATTTAAGATATTTCTCTGATGCTAAATTAAAATCTTGGAATTATATAGGTGAAAAAATGAATGTTAGCACTCAAACTGTTATTAATATACATAATAAGGCATTAACTTTATTAAATAAAAAGATATCTAGTCAAATTTCGTTTGACAAAATATAATAAATAATCTATAATATTTCTATGAGTACAAATACAAATACAAATAAGAATCAAAATGAACTTGGTGCACTTTGGAAAAAGAAAAGTAAAGCAGGAATGTCTTTTCTATCTGGTTATATCAATGATCACGATGGACAAAGAATCGATGTTGTAGTTTTCGCTAATAGCAATAAATCCAATGAGAAAGCTCCAGATTATAGGCTCTATGTTTCTAAACCTCTAGAATCTAAAACTTCAGCTCCAACTCAAGCTAATACTCCAACTAAGCCAGTTCAAAAGAGTAAACCAGTAGTAGAAGAGGTCGAAGACGATATTCTATGAGTTTTACTCTAAACTTGCCTGTAAACTCAGTTAGTTTTGGACAAGTTTCAACTCTTCTTTTAAGAGAGTTGTATAAAAAAAATTTAAACGATTTTATCCTTTATCCGATTGGTGATAGATATGATCTATCTAGTCAAGAGTCGGATGAAGGTTTTTTTAATTTCATTCAAGCTCATACAGCTGACTTCATTTCTAAGATAAAAAGAACTGATTCACTATTTAAACTCTGGCATATAAATGGGTCATTAGATTCTCCTTCTGATAAAAGATATCTTCTTTCATTTTATGAATTAGATAATCCAACTAAAGAAGAAATTAATATTGTCAAGAATCAAGATAAAGTTTTCTTTTCTTCTAATTATACAGTAGATACATTTAAGATGTTTGGTTGTTCTAATGTGGAATTTCTTCCATTAGCTTTTGATAAATATAACTTTAAAAGATTAGAGAAGAAATATTTCTCTGATGAGCGTATCGTTTTTAATCTAGTTGGTAAACTAGAAAAAAGAAAAAATCATAAGAAGGTAATTCAAGCTTGGGTTAAGAAATTTGGGAACAATCCCAAGTATCATCTTCAATGTTCAATCTATAATCCTTTCCTTAAAGAAGAAGATAATAAAAATTTAATGGCTTCTATTTTAGAAGGAGTAAATTACTTTAATATCTCATTCATGGGGCATATGCCTAAAAATTCAATGTATAATGACTACTTGAATAGTGCGGATATTATAATTGGAATGAGCGGAGGAGAAGGGTGGGGATTACCAGAGTTTCATTCAGTTGCTATGGGTAAACACGCGATTATTCTAGATGCTCATTCATATAAAGATTGGGCTAATGAAGCTAACTCTGTTCTTGTAAAGCCTTCTTCAAAAATTGATGCAGTAGATAATATGTTCTTTCATAAAGGACAAGCTTTCAATCAAGGTAATATTTTTATATTTAATGATGATGAATTTATTGCTGGCTGTGAGAAAGCTATTGAAAGAGTCCAGTCAAATAAATTAAATTCAGAAGGTTTAAAACTTCAAAATGAATTTACTTCTGAAAAATTTGCGGATAATGTTTTAAATATTATTAATAGTTAATATGCCAATTTATTTATATCAAAATCCCAAAACAGGTAAAGTAAAGGAAATTATACAAAGCGTACATGACACTCATGAATATTCTGAAGACGGTATTAAATGGGATAGAATTTTTACTGCTCCAGAGCTTAATACTCACGACAAACTAAACGCTGAATCTACTGCTAGACAATTTTCTGAATTAACTGGCAAGCAAAAGGGTACAATGGGTGATCTTTGGGACAGAAGCAAAGAGCTTTCTGATAAAAGAAAAAAACTTTATAGTGGCGGCGATCCAGTAAAAAAGAAGTATTACGAAGATTGGTCTAAAAAACGCAAAGGTAAAGTACACCCAAAAGCTAGGTCTGAATAAATTGTTAGTAACTTTCTGGTTTTTTCTTTCCAGAAGAATAAAATCAATGTAATATAAGATTCACACTAGTTACATTGAATTATGAATATTAAAATTAAAAAAAGAAATGGATCATCTGAAAAATTTAACATAGAAAAAATAAATAAAGTAATTGAATGGGCAGTTCATGATTTGAGTAATGTAAGTCTTACTGATGTTGAGATTAATGCTAAAATAAATATTCACGAAGGAATAACTACTAAAGAAATTCATAATCTCTTAATTGAAAGCGCAGCGAATTTAATTTCTGTTGAAAAACCAAATTATCAATTTGTTGCTGGAAGGCTTTTAAATTATCAATTAAGAAAAGATGTTTGGAAGGGAAAACATGCCCCAAGATTATCTGAGTTTTTGAAAGAAGGAATCAAGAACAAAATTTATGATCCTATCATTTTAGAAAATTATTCAGAAGATGAAATTAATAAACTTTGCGAATTCATTGACCATGATCGTGATTATAATTTTACATATGCTGGAATAAAACAGTTATGCGATAAATACTTAATCAAAGATAGAGTAACTGGAAAAATTTATGAAACTCCACAATTCGCTTACGTATTAATTGCAGCTTACGCTTTTGCTAAATATCCAGTAGAAACAAGATTATCTTATGTAAGAAAATTTTACGATGCTATTAGTAGACATAAAATTAATCTTCCAACTCCAGTAATGGCAGGACTTAGAACCTCTAGTAAAAACTATGCTAGTTGCTGTTTAATTGGTGTTGATGATACAAAAGATAGTATCACGGCTAGTGCTACTGCGGTTAGTATGGCTACTGCTAATAGATGTGGAATTGGTATTGATATAAGTAAAATTAGGGCTATTGGTTCTCCTATTAAGAATGGAGAAGTAGTTCATACTGGTTTAATTCCATTTTTAAAAATCTATGAAAGTAGCGTTAAGGCTTGGCAACAAAATGGTTTAAGAGGTGGGAGCGCAACTTGTAATATTCAATGGTGGCATTATGAAATTGAAGATGTTGTTGTATTAAAGAATAATGCTGGAACAGATGATAATAGAGTGCGCAAACTTGATTATACTGTTGGAATGAGTAAATTATTTTACGATAGAGTATTAAAAGATGAAGATATCACTTTATTCAATAATTCTGAAGTTCCAGAACTTTACGAAGCATGGGGAACAAAAGATTTTGACAAAGTATATAAAGAGTGCGAATCTAAAAAATTAAAACTAAAAAAGAAAGTATCTGCTCGTAAATTATTTTCTCTCATAGTTAAAGAAAGAGTTGAGACTGGTCGCATTTATATTCTTAACGTAGATCATGCAAATGAGCATGGAGCTTGGCTTGATAAAGTTACAATGAGTAATCTTTGTACTGAAGTTATTCATCCGACTATTCCATTAAATGATTACCATGATAAAGATGGTGAAATTGGGATGTGTATTCTTTCGGCAGTAAATATGCTAGAGATCAAAAACTGGCAAGATCTTGAAAAGACCTGCGATCTTATCGTAAGATTTCTTGATGAAATCATTGAGCTTCAAGATTACTTTAACGTTGCTGCTGAAAATTTTGCTAAAAAACGTAGAAGCCTTGGAGTCGGAATTACTAATCTTGCGGCTTTTCTTGCTAAAAATGAATTAAAATATTCATCAGATAAATCACTAAGCGTCATTGATGAATGGATGGAACATTTTCAATATTATCTTTTAAAGAGTAGCGTAGAATTAGCTAAAGAAAAAGGTAAATGTGAAAAATTTAATAATACAAAATATTCCAAAGGCATCCTTCCAATCGATACTTACAAAGATAAGATTGATGAAATTGTAAAAAGAAAATTATCTCTTGATTGGGACAAATTAAGAAAAGATATTAAAGAGTTTGGACTAAGGAATTCTACGTTATCTTCTTGTATGCCTTGTGAAAGCAGTTCAGTAATTCAATCTTCTACAAATGGAGTTGAACCAATTCGTGGTCTTATCACTTATAAAACTAGTAAAATGGGAAAACTACCAGTATTAGTTCCCGGAATTGGAAAATATGATGAAAATTATGAACTAGCTTACAACCTTAAAGATAATATTGGTTTATTAAAAATCAATGCAGTAATTCAAAAATATATTGATATGGCTATATCTACTAATGTGTATTATAATTATAGTCACTATGATAACCATATATTACCAGATAGCAAAGTTATGAAAGAAATAATGTATGCTTATAGCCTTGGGTTAATTAGTTTGTATTATAATAATACAGACGATGGAGATAAAGAGCAGTCTATGACGCAAAAAGAAGATGACTGCGCTAGTGGAGCTTGTAAATTATGAAGACAGTACTAAATTTTAAAAATATAGATTTTACTAAACAACCATTGTTTCTTGGTGAAGATTTGAATTTACAAAGATATGATCGATTTAAGTATCCAATATTCTTTGAGTTATTTAAAAAGCAAAATGAAAACTTCTGGTGGCCTCATGAAATTGCTTTAGGAAAAGATAGAAGTGATTATAAGAATTTAACTGATACAGAAAGATTTGTGTTTGATAGTAACTTAAGATTTCAAACTCTTGGCGATAGCATGTTATCTAGAAGCATACATTCTCTCAAAGATTACGTTACCAATCCAGAACTCGAAATATGCATGAACACTTGGGCTCAATTTGAAGGTATACATAGCTATTCTTATTCTTATCTTTTAAATAATGTTCATCCAGATCCTACAGATTTTTTTGATAGTATTATGGAAGATAAAGAAATAACAAGTCGTGCTCAATTGATTAGGGACAATTTTGATAAAATTCTTGGTGATGATGAAAAGAAAGATCCTAAACAAAAGATTTTTGACGCTATTCTTTCTATTAATGTAATGGAAGGACTTGTGTTTTATGTTTCTTTTGCTTGTTCGTTCTATTTTGGATATCGTGGAAAGATGGAAGGCAATTCCAAGATTATTAAATTCATTCAAAGAGATGAAGCTTTACATTTCGCAGTATCTCAAAACCTAATGAAAATTTTAAAAGAAGAAGACAAAGAAGGCTTCACTTCTCTTGTAAAGAAAAATGAAGATAAGATATATGCTTTCTATGAACAAGCCGCCAAGAACGAAAGTGAATGGTCTAAGTATCTATTCAGTAAGGGCAGTTTACTTGGATTAAATGCTGAGGTTCTAGACGGCTACTCTAAGTGGCTTTGTGATAGCCGATTAAGAAGCTTAGGATATAAGAAAATATTCAATCAAAAAGACAACCCTATTGCTGGATGGCATGATAGTTATCTAGATAGTAGTAAAGTGCAAACCGCACCACAAGAAACAGAATTGCAATCATATAAAATTGGTGCCAGAGATACAAATTTAAGCGACAAAGATTTAGATGGTATAGATTTATAATTAGTTACCTCTGTCATTTTATGTGTAATAAAAGACAGAGATTATGTATTATATATATGTTTATTTAGATCCAAGAAAAAAGTATATTCTTGAAACAAATGAATTTATTTTTGAAGCAGAGCCATTTTACATTGGAAAGGGAAGTGGGAATAGAGCTTATGATCATTTGCAGCCAAATTTTTTTAAAAAATATAATAGTCCATTTTATTCTAAAATTGCATCTATTAAAAAAGAAAAAATGCAACCAATTGTAAAAATATTAAAATATTTTGATGATGAAAAAGAATCATATGATAATGAAGAAATTTTAATAAAAGAAATAGGTTCAAATTTTATAAATGAGATAAAAGATGGTCCATTATGTAATATTTGTTTATCAGCAAAACCGCCAAATCATAAAGGAAAAAATTACAAACAAATATACGGAGAAGATAGATGGTTAGATGAATATAATAAAAGAATAAAAAAACAAAAAGCTGTTGGCGGATATTTTAAAGGGTATAGCCATACTAAAAAAACTAAAAAAATTTTATCTAAAAAAACTACTATTAATAATAAATTAAGGGCGCTAAAAGGAGAATATATTTCAGAGAAAGGAAGGAAAAGTATATCCGAAAAAGCTAAAAAAAGACTTAAAGAACATCCAGAAAAAATACCAAGAAAAGAATATAAAGTTATTAACCCTATTGGACAAATATTTATAATAACAAAAAATATTAGCTTAAATGATTTTTGTTTAAAACATAATTTATCTCAATCAACTCTTCGAAAAACTCTTTGCAATAAAATATCCATAAGACGAGGACGGACTAAGGGGTGGCAATTACAATACTTGATTTAAAGCTATAATATTTATCCAATTAATGTGTAATTATCTATGTGAATTTAGATATTACACTATTGTTTAATTTGATTTTAGGAGCACTATCCTTTCTTGGAGGATGGTTATTTACTAG